GAACGTCCAGAAGTTCCGTCAAAGACTTACAACGAAATCTACATCATGGACCTTGCCATTTCGGCGCGGTCTATGGGTGAGCAAGATTCCATCTACGTTGAATACGTTCCTTTCGATCAGGCGACTGGCGACCGGCTTTTGTCGGATCGGCGGGAAGTGAGGCTTCCTTTCTGGGAAGCTGTGAATGCGATCCCTTCCGCTGCCGAAGCCTTTGCTGCGGTGGCTTTGTGCTTGCCGGATTTGATTGCTTATCAGGCGGCTAAAGAGGCTGCGGCTTTGGTGCCGGTGGAGCCTGCGGAATAACATCATGCCTGCCGTCAATCACAGCGCGAAGATGGCAACGTCACTGATGGTGGCGCTGAAGGCCCATGGTGCGCTGACGGCTCTGATCGGGGCAGGGACGGCCTGTCGACTTTATAGCGGCAGGGCGGCACAAGGAAGCGCCCTGCCGAGGGTGATCTGGCATGAGATAACGAGCACGCCGGAGCATACGCATGATAGCGCGACGACGAACGATCCGGGGATAGAGGATAGCATCGTGCAATTCGACATCGAGGCGCGGGCGCTGTCTGGGTGCCGGGCGGTGGCGGATGCCATTAGCGAGGCGCTCAATGGGGCGAAGCCTGCGGTGGGGGTGGCTGACATCCAAGCGGCCTTCCGGGAGTCTGGCGGATTTGCCCAGGCGATGGACTACCAGACAGGAGACGGGGTGACGGAGGCGCACCGGCTGTCTGTGGATTACCGCCTGATGTGGCGGGACGCATAACTTTTTTCAACTTACCTTTATGGCTAAAACTGCTGCTTTTGGAACATGGCTCACCTACATCGATCCTGATACCGGGGAAGACGCCCGTCTGCTATATGTGGCGGACATCTCAGGGCCGGAGGTGATGGTGGAGGCAGTGGATGTGACGACGCATGATAGTGCGGATCAGTTCGCGGAATTTCTAGCGGGGAGCGCTGATAGTGGCGAGCTGACTTTTGACCTGATGTTCGACCCGGCGGGGGAGGGCCATCGGCGGCTGCTGGAGCTGATGTATGATCGGAATCGCCTTTACTTTTCTGTGATTTTGCCGCAGCCCGACCAAGAGCGGATAACGAATACAAGCCTGACCGGCGGGACGGGATGGACGGCGACTCCGAACTGGCTGATCGTGTCCGGGGTGGGGGAATATGAATACACGAACCCTACGGGGACGGACTATCTGCGGACGGGACCCAGCACGCTGTCGATAGGGTCGACGTATAAGCTGACGGTGGTTTTCGTAAACCCCGGCCAGGGCACGGTGCTGCTGGTAAAATATAACTCCGTGACGGTGGGGACGCTGAACCCGGCGGAGGGCGGCACGCAGACGATCAGCTTTGTGGCAACGGAAGGGATCGCTAACCTGGATTTTGTCTTTGCGGCGGGGAGCGGCTACCGTGAGGCGCACATCACTTCCGTTTCCCTGATGGGGCCGGGGCCGCGCACGGAGGGGCACTGGGACTTCCTGGGAGTGCTGACGAAGTGCGGGCTGGCCTTTCCGATGAAGGACGCGCTGAAGGCATCGGTGGCGATAAAGGTCAGCGGCAAACCAGTTTTCACGGCATCACCTATAATCTAACCAAATAAAACACCATGGCTAAAACAGCAGCATACGGCTCCAAGCTCGCCGTCCAATACGCACAGACCGGATCTTATATCGATATCGCATCGATGGGGGACTTCTCCGGGCCTGAAATATCCGTCGAGACGATAGACGTGACGACACATGACAGTGCCCTGAACTTCAACGAGTTTCTGGCCGGGGTGGCGGATGGCGGGGAAGTGTCCTTTGACCTGATCTTTGATCCTAACTCTGCCGCGCATGAGACGCTGTATAACGCGGTGGCGGGGCGGCTGAGGCATAACTTCTACGTCAAGTTCCCCGGATGGGTGAGCACGGCGGCGGGTGGTTACCTGGCCTTTGCTGGCATCTTTACCAAGGTGGGGATGTCATTCCCGGTGAAGGATAAGGTGGGGGCCTCGATGACGCTGAAGGTGACTGGCAAGCCGGTCTACACGAAGTTTGTCTGATCCCTGAATCACTAAAACCACACACCCAAATCCACACACATGGAACTGAAACCACGATTCACGACCCGCGCCGTTCGCCAGCTCTTTGAGTGCCACGGAATAGACCTGATGAAGCTGTCGGGCGATGCGATCACGGACTCTGAGAGCCGGAAAAAGATCACGATCGGCGGGATGCCGGACGCGGACGCTGCGAAAGTAGCTGATGCCTGCGATGACCTGACGCCGGGGGAGCACATCGAGCTGCTGACGGAGGCGATCCGCCGGGACCTGGTGCCAGCCTCTATCCGGGAGGCGACCGCGAAGGCCGCTGACACGGGCAAAAGCGAATGATAACCAATCTGCCAGAGAGGGACAGTCTGCGGCCTACTGGGCCGGGAGTGTGGCCCGTGCTCAAAGGGTCGCGTCCCTCTCTGGCGATCTTTTTTGGGGGCTTACCCCGGCGGAGGTGGAAGACATTATGCGCGAGGCGATCGGCGAATGGCGGGACAAGGCGAGAGCTGCCAGCTATAACGCGGCGATGGTCTGTGCCTGCCTTTACAACTGCCACCGCGATCCTAAAGCGCATCCTGAGCCATTTACTCCTGATGACTTCCTGCCTCAAATCCAAACCCCTAAACCCGAAATCCCTGCTGAAGTAGTGGCCGAAAAGGTGACGATGGCGATGGGGGTGCTGCAACAACTGAACGCATGAGAGTAACCACCAGAGTGACAGGGGCGAGAGACGCTGAGGCGGCAGTGAGGGAACTGACCGACAAGATAGGGCGTGGGGCGATGCGTGACTCTATGACGAAAGCGGCGCGGATGATGACGGCGGCGGTGAAGCGGAATGCGCCAGTGGGGGAGACGGGCCTACTGAAGAAGAGCATCAAGCAGAAGGTGGTGACGAATACGCGGAAGCAGATGGTGACGGCGTATGTGGGGCCATCCAATAAGGTCACGGGGCAGGTGGATCGATTTGGCAATGGGAACATCACGACGGTGCGGCCTGCCAAGTATGCCCACCTGGTGGAGTATGGGACGGCGGCGCGAGGGAGCTATGGCCGGAAGGGGGAGACGAGCAGCCCAGGCCTGCCGCCACGGCCATTTATGCGGCCAGCGTATGAGTCCACGAAGGCGGCAACACACAGTAAATACAAGGATGAGCTGGGGCCGGCCATCGAAAGAATAGCTTCAAAAATCCGAACCCGGCGAGTCCGCACTTAAAAATATGGCTGAATCCATCGCAGATCTATCAATCCAACTCCGGGCTACGGCTGACAGGCTGGCTGGAGATATAAATAATGGGATCAGGGGGGCGCAGCAGTCTACGAGCGTGGGGGCGGTGGCGCTGGGGACCGCCATCGGCATGAGTGTGGTGGCGGGACTGGGGGCGGCAATGGCAGGCGTGAAAAAGGTGGTGGGGCTGGCCTTTGAGGGGCTGGATCGGATCGATGCGCTGGATGAGGCGGCGAGCAAGATCGGGATTACTTACAATGCGCTGCAGGATTTGAAATTTGCCGCTGAGATGACTGGCGGAAGTTTTGAGGGGATGGTATCCGCTCTGGCCAAGATGCAGGCTAATATCGCCAGCGGGAGCGCCACAGAGGCGCTGAATAAGTTGGGGCTAAGTGCTCAATATCTGAGGCAGCTGGCTCCTGAGAAGCAGTTTGCCGAGATCAATCAGAAGCTGTCCGAGATCAAGAACACCGGGGAAAAGATCGACCTGACAAAGGGCCTGTATGGCAAGGGGGGCGTAGAGCTGCTAAATGTTATCAACAGCGGAAAAGATGGCCTGACGGAGATGTCGAGGCAGGTGGAGCTATTTGGTGGGCATTTGACGGACGCTCAGAGAAAAATGGCCACCATGGCCCAAGAGGATATTGAAAAGCTGCAGGCCGGATGGGGATTTATCACAGACCAAATCGCGATCGGGGTGGCTCCAGCTTTGTTGGGTATCACGGAGAGTATCATTAAAATGGCCGAGAAATCCGGGGGGGTGGCGAAGGTGTTTGAGGGGTGGGCGGCATCACTGGTGGAGGTGTCGGCTTTTACGGCAGACGTTTTTGAGACGATCAGCAATACATTCCGGGTGATGGGGGCTATCGCTGATGCTGATATTTGGTCGGCGAATCCGATCACGATGTATCAGAATGCGACGAAGGCGGCTAATGATGAGCTGGCCAAGATACTGATCACGACGGAGACAGCCGGCAGCGTGATCAGGCGTAGCTACGAGGAGCGGACGGTAGCGGTGGAAGCAACGGCTGCTGCAGAGAAAAAGGCAGCGGCTGATAAGATTCAGCAAGACATAGATGTGGCCAATAACTTTGGGGATACCACGGAGGAAATGACCCGCGCCTATGAGGCCCAGATGGAGGCAAACAGGCTAAAAACCGAGGAGTTTCACAAGACGTTCAATGATCTTTATGACGCTATCCCAGGCAGAGTAAAAGGTGCGCTTGAGGAGATCGTGGCGGAATACACGGGAACCACCAAAACTCTGCAAGATTTGCTGATGAGCTGGATCAAGGCGACGGTGGGCAGCTATGTTGATATTACCAGTCTGATCGGCAGCAGCCTTTTCACATCCGCCGGGGCGCTGTGGAATGACGCCAATGAAATCCTGCAGAAGTTTGGGAGCGGGAGGAAGTTTGGGGAGGCAGACGGGCAGGCGACGCTGGACAGCATGAGGACGAATAAGGTGGAGCTATCCCCGGCAGAGGCGGCTATGGCTAAGAGCGCCGCGACCCGCGAAGCCAGTCAAGCGAGAGAGGCCGCAAGAATATCTGCGAACCGGGCCGAGAGCGCTGCCAAGAGCGCGGCAAGGCAGGCAGGCATCGGCGGAGGGATGAAAATTGGATCTTTCGATGGATCGTTCACCTCGCCATCTATGAATGGTCAGGCGCCGTCATTCTTTGGCGGGGGCGGGATGAGATCGCCCCGGATGAATACGGCGGCGGCAGGTGGGACGCTGGGGCCGGTGACGATCAACCAGAGTTTTTCCAGCGGGGTGACGAGGGCGGAACTGGCGGGGAGTATGGATGACCTGAAGGATGCGACGCTGGGGGCGGTGCTGAATGCAGTTTCCAATGGTGGGGGCTTCCGTAATGCCCTGCAAGCTTAACAAATAAAACACTAAAATATATGGCCAGAATAATCAGAATAGAAGCAGAGCAACGGACGCGGCGGGGGGGATACCTGACGGACCTGAGGACAGGGCAGGGGGCGTTTATCCACCGGGGGGAGGATTTGATCATCGAGATGGCGCTGTTTTCGGCAGGGCGGATGCTGCTGAAATCTGAGGTGACGACGCTAACGCTGAAGTTTTACAACTCTGCGGCGGTGCTGGTGCTGCAAACCATCGTGGCGAATACGGATCTAAATCCGGCGATGACGGCGGCCCAGTGGCGGAACGGGACGGCGGCACTGGCAAGACTGAGCATCACGGGGGCAAACACTGGGACGCTGCCAGCGGGCTATTTTACGATGGAGGTGTGGTCTAACGAGGGTGGGCTGGGGGATGCGATGTTTGCCAACGGTCTGATCGAGGGGGTGACGGTGGCGAACCTGACGACAAGCACACCGGCGTCTCCTGCACCGCCGACAGCCTACACCAAGGGAGAGGCTGACGCGCTGTATGACTTCAAGGGGGCCTTTAGAGATGCGGGGATGTCCAACGCGACGAAGCTGCTGACGAGGACGGCGCACAATACGGGGCCGGCGGGGGGGACTCAAGCACTGACAGGTGCACCATCTCCTTCATCGGCAGGAACGATCCTGGGTAATGAGGCGCGGGTATCTACGGTGACGGTGGGGGCAAACACTGCGATCTATCTGCCGCCTCCAGGGTTGGCAGTGGGTGCATCCCATACTCTTTTACTGCAGCAGGGCTACGTAGCCCACTGGGATGCGATCTTTGCCTTTCCTTCATTTACGATCACTAACGGAACAGGGTCTGCGGGGTTTGCCAAGAAGTCATGGCATCCGGCGACGGGGGAGACTTACGACAGGTTTCATTTGCTCTACGATGGGACGAGCGTTCACGTGAGCCGATTCCGGCAGCCTGCTTTGCCGCCGTCGATCTACGACTGGCACGCGGAGGCTCCGCTGCATAACGGAACGAATTTTGTGGCTGACCGGACGGGGCGGACGATGCTGGGGACGATAGGGGCGCCGGGGTATGCGGCGATGGCTGGCAGTGTGTTTAAGGGCGTGACCTATAATGGCACCAACAGCTCGCACTCAATGGCTATGGAGGCCCCGGTGGTGGCGCAAGGGATGACGGTGGCGATGGTCTTTACGGCGACAGCATCGACGGCGCAGAATGTGTTGTTTTCCAGCTCTGCCTTGGGCATCCAGATCGTGACTGATACGGATGGGGTGCGGCTGCAGCCATACGGTGCGACGACTGGGGAGGGTCTACGAATCTCGACCAGCTATAGTGCGGCTCCGGTGGCTTTTGTGGCGGTGATCCGACCGGGTGGCGCGGGGGCCTATGTGCTGACCACTGACGCTTCAGGCGGGGGGCAAGTGGGATCATTCACCCCTACGGCTACGTCAGGCAATACGGCCATCTTGGGATCAAAGGATGCGGCCACAAAATGGCTGGCCTGCACGATCGCACGGACTCAGGTTTACCGGGTCGGATTGAATCCTGACCAGGCGCGGGCGGTTTTGGATTCCCTGACTGAATATTACCAGCTCTCGTAAATGGAAACTCCTATCCCTCTACCCGCCAGCCCCGGAAACCGTGAGATTTCATGGATTTTGGAAAGTGCTGTGGCTCGCTCTGTGTCGCCTTTTTCCCTGACGGAGCAGGTGTATGCCTGGCCGGGCCAGCGGTGGAGTGTGGTGATGTCTCTGCCGACGATGAGCGTGGAGGCGGCGCGGGAGTGGCAGGCTTTCTTCGCGGAGATCAATGGGATGGGTGGGACGTTTTATGTTTATGATGCGGCCTTCCTGCAGGTGGCAGGGGTGGGGTATGGGGCGCCGGAGGTGGATGGTAATTTCGCCGGGGGGTTGGCGGTGCCTACGAGAGGCTGGACGCCGAATATGGCTAATGTGCTGACGAAGGGGCAACACATTGAGATAGCGGGGCGGATGCGGATGGTGACGGAGGTGGCGAATAGTGATGCTGACGGGAAGGCGCTGATCCGGTTTTGGCCGCAGGCACGGGGACTGACGGATGGGATGGAGGTGGTGTGGCTGAATCCGAAGGGGGTTTTCCGGGCCAGTTCTGTTCCAGCATTTACATGGAACGCTAGCCGACTGCAGGAGGGGTTTCAATTTTCTGCGACTGAAGTTATTCTGCCATGAGTGAACGATCCCTGCATCCCGATACGAAGGCGGCTTTCGCGGAGAATCTGATCCGGCCGGCGCTGCTGGTGTATGCTGATTTCCCGGACCTGACGGTGCGGATTTGGAGCGGGGAGGGGCCGCTGTATGCTGCGGGGTATAGCTGGGAGGGGGCGGGGGCTTTGCTGGCAGTGGAGGACATCACGGAGACGACTGATAGCGCCCAGCAGGGAATCGCGGTGAGGCTTTCGGGGATTCCTTCGGGGTTGTTTACTAGCGCGACGCTGGGGAATTACCAAAACCGGACGGCGGAGGTGGCGCTGGTTGTTTTTGATGCGGGGATGGCGGTGATCGGTGATCCGGTGAGCCTGTTCCGGGGGCTGATGGATCAGGATACTGTCAATGATGATGGGCAGCAGGTGGCGGTGACGATCAGGATCGAGTCTTCATTGTCTGACCAGCTGAAGGCGCGGGCTTTCCGCTATACGCACGAGGACCAGCAGACGCTCTACCCGGCGGTGGGCGACAAGGGGCTGGAGTTTGTGGCGGCGCTGCAGAATATCCAGATCAGATGGGGGCAGGCTTAACACTATGAATACCACACTTTCGACAGGGACGGCGGCGCAGCGACTGAGGGCTTCGCAGCTGGCGCAGTCGCGCATTTATTTTGGCAGGGTATACCGGGCGAGTGACCCGAAGTGGACAGGGGCAGAGCGAGGGATAACGGACACGATCAGCAACAGTGCGGTGAGCCGGAGAACGGTCTATGGCAGGGCTTTGCTGGGGACGATCTCTGCCTATGCGGAGACGACGGGGACAAGCAATGAGGTGCTGCACTTGATACAGGTGCTGTGTGAGGGGCCGATTGATTCGATTGAGACGGTGTATTTTGATGGGGAGGAAGTGACGTTTGATGGGTCGGGGAATGTGACAGGAACCTATGCGGGGGCGGCGGTGGTGAAGAAGTATCTAGGGACGGCGGGGCAGACGGTTGATCCTACTTTGGATGCGGCATCGGCGATCTGGACGACGGACCATAAGCTGACAGGGATCGCGTATCTTTATGTGAGGCTGACGATCAATCTGCAGGTGTTTACGGGGATACCGGAGATCACGGCGGTGGTGAAGGGGAAGGCGGATATTTATGATCCGAGGACGGGGACGAGTGGGTATAGCAGGAACCCGGCGCTTTGCTTGGCGGACTATCTGATGACGCCGCTGACGGGGCCGGGGATCGCTTACGCAGACCTCGATGCTGATGCGCTGGCCCATGCCGCGGATGTGTGTGATGAGGTGGTGGCGACGATCGCAGGGACTGAGCCGCGTTACACTTGCCAAGGGGTAATCGACTCCAGCGAGACGGTGGAGGATAACGCCAGGCGATTTGTGCAGGCGATGGCCGGGGATATGATCCAGCAGGGTGGGAGCTTTGTGATCAATGCGGGGGAGTATGAGGTGCCGACGTTTACGATTGATGAGGATATGTTGGCGGGTGGGATTGTGTTTTCATCTCTGCAGCCGAGGACGGCGCGGGCTAATATCATCAAAGGGACTTTCCAGAGCGAGGCGAATGCATGGCAGCAGTTTGACTTTCCATCGATCACGGACGCGGCGGCGGTGGCGATGGATGGGCAGGAGGTGATTAGCGATGTTGGCTTTGCTTTGGTGGATAGTGGGGCGCAGGCGCAGAGGCTGGCGAATATCCAGCTAAGGCAGGCGAGGAGAGGAAAGACCGTGCAGCTGCAGTGCAATCTCAAGGCGATGCCGGTGAAGGTGGGGAGTAATGTTATGCTGACTTTGCCGCGATACTTTGATGGGGATGTGTTTAAAGTTATGGAGTGGAGGTGGAGCGCGGGGAATGATGGTGCGCCGGGGATTACCATTACCTTGATGGAAGCGAATGCTGACATATGGGCGTGGGATGTGGGGCAGGAGAGGCCGATCAATGATCCGCTGGCGCTGAGCGTTGATCCGCCGCAGACGGGCAACACCACGGTGACTTTGTTCACGGGGCCACCCAAGACGTTCACCATTAGCTGCACAACGCTGGGTGCTGGGATCAGGTATAGTCTGACGGCTGACCCTAAGACCTCAGCGGGTGGCACTGAATACACTGAGCCGGTGATCTACACCGGGACGCCGACGCTTTACTCTCGTGCGTTTCGGCCGGGGTATTTGGATGGGCCGCTGAAGACTACGTCGCTGCCTTAGTCGGTAGGCCATTAGGCCAGACCTTGGCCAGCGCTTCCATGGATCGGGATAGCCGGGTGAAGAACTCCGCGTCACACTTATCCATGGCTTCTGCAATCATATTGTCGAGGATGTCTCGAGGAAGCCATTCAGTCTCCACCTTACCGAGGTTCTCTGGTGTTGGGGTTGGCAGCGTGCGCTCCTTATTGATGTAGAGCGCACCGAAGACAATGTCGGTCAGGTCATCATCCCATGCCTCGCCAACGAGTTCGCGCATGGCGTCCCATCTGGTCGCTACTGATGCCATTTGTTGGTCAAGGGGTGCGTTCATGAGCGCAGTTCGCAGATTTAACCATACCGTGTCCAGCGATTTTTCGGGAGGGTTAAATGGGAAGGGGAGCTAACCCAGTGACTTTGCAACGAATGTAATGCAAAAGGATTGCGGTAATTGCACCCTTAGACACTAGCGGAAGGATGGCGATTGCGCCTTTGAGTTGGGTTTCCTCGCTCTCAAGTTGCTTGAGCCTCTCCCGCAGATCATGCTGCTCGGCGAGGTTGGCGTTACGGGAGGTGATGAGGTTGGTTTTGTAGG